CATCTTCCATTATCTTTTTTTTTTGTTTTATTATCAGACATGTATTAAATTATAGCTATATATTTAATACATATTTTTACCTAAGGTTTATAATAGATTATAAATTATTATGAAATAAATAGCTTGTACTTTTGTAAGCAATTGTAAATATTTGTTATTATATTTTTTTTTTCTAAATTATAAGGACGTATACATTTTATGCATTCTTCATAGGTTTTCCATTCCATTTTACTTACCTCTGAATCTTCAAATTTTGCAGGAAATAGTGAATCATTATAATTCATAAACATTAAATAATATTTATGCTTATAAGATTTGTAATTCGAACCAGTAAATATTTCTTCATATGGAAAAATGTTATGAATGTTTTTCAATAAAGAAGAGTTATATCCTGTTTCTTCAGTAAACTCGCGAATTGCACAATCATAATCTTTTTCTTGATAATTACGTCTTCCTTTGGGAAATCCCCATTCCGGTTCGTCCCATACATCATGTTGATTGCTTTCATCAATCATTTTAGAAAGATTGAAAAACTCATTTTTATTAACTACACCCTCAACTAATAAACCAAATTTTTCTTTAGATGTAATTTCTTCTGATTTGTATTTATTTGAAATTGTATTTCCACCCCATAATGTTTTTAATAAATTATCAAAATCGCCCGTTTTTAAATTTTCCTTTTCTTGAACTGTCATTTGTTTGAGCATATTCATTATATAATTCTTATTTTGAACTAAATATTTTCCTCTCATAAAATCGATGTAACCTAAAGTGTCTTTTCTGCGAATCATCAGAAATTGTAATTCAGCTTTTTCGTTTAACCGGAAAGCAATTACACCAAAACTAGTAATCGGAGTTTTGCATTGATTATAAATATGACCTGGTTTTCCACAGTTATTACAATATGTTGTTTCTGACATTATTTTATTTAACGTATAATCCTACATGAATAAATCGGAATACTTTTATATAGTTTTAAATTAATGGTATTTGATTCAGAAATTTGGGGACCACATTATTGGTTTTTTTTACATAGTGTAGCACATTCATATCCGATTTCTCCAAACGTAATAACTAAACGTAAGTATTATGATTTTATTACAAATCTTCCATTGTTCATTCCTGATGTTGAAATAGGCGATAGGTTTGCGCAACTACTAGATAAATATCCAGTTACGCCTTATTTAGATTGCAGAGAATCATTTATTCGTTGGACGCATTTTATTCATAATAAAATAAATGTTATGTTAGGAAAAGAAGAAATATCCTATTTAGCAAGTTTAGATGCATATAAGAATCAATACAAATCAAAATCTGTAAGACTTTCAGATAAGTTACGAATAAATAAAAATTATATTCATATTTTTATTATTTTTGCATTGCTATTTTTGATATATGTATTTTATTCATAGTATACTATCGGTGTATATTATGTCATAATAATATAAATATGAGGATTGAAATAGTCATTTTTATAATAGCAGCACTGATTATGGCAAATATATACACTGAAGGAAAGATACTTAAACAGGCTCTTTCTTATAAAAAATATTATCAAATGGCAGCAATTGCGTTTGGCGCATTTATTCTTTATTGGTTAATTCGAAAAAATCCGGACAATGCCAGAAGTATAATAACCACAACAAATGAATATATCAAATATTTACCGGTAGACAGAAATACAACCAATATGATAACCCCTATATTGGATTTTACTACAAAATCAAGTTATACTCCTGACCAATATTCAGGTGGTTATAATTTTCCAATAATGCCTATTCAAAATGCTGGTGAAGAACGCATTTTGAATTCAGGTAAAAAGGCAACAAAACGCTCTGTAAGTGAAACGAAAAAAAAATTTGTAGCAGCTAGACAAAATTGGAGATGTGAAAACTGTACAAAACAATTACCGGCATGGTTTGAAGTAGACCATAAAGTAAGACTTGAATATGGTGGAAGTAACCATGTAGATAATCTAAGAGCTTTATGTAGAGACTGTCATGGCGAAAAGACTGCTATTGAAAATTTATAATAATTTTTGGATTACGTTATTAGTGTTATAAATTCAATGTCGTTTATAAACAGAATACAGGCTTAGTGTAATCGCTGCTATAATTAATCCCGGACTAGGACCGCCACCACCCCCGCCACCTCCACCTCCACCTCCATAACCACTATAGTTGAAAATTGGTGGTAGATTATTGAATGTAGAGAAATTATATTTTTGAAAATAGTTTACTTTTGTTAAGTATGACATTTTGTTCTTTATATTATTTTTTACATCATTCTTTGATTTGATTTCTTTATTTTTATGAGCATTGAAAGGAATACTATTTTTCCAAATTCGGAAATGGCAGCTAGACTTATAATTGTTCATTGAAATATTTAATTAAACGTAATACTTTTGTATAAAATCAATTTTATACAAAATATGGATTCTATGTTTGTCGAGTAAATATTATATTTAATATATATATAAATGTCTACTTTATCTACTTGTTCTACTAATTTATCTAATAAAAAAACCTTTGAATGTATGACGTATAATTTTATAAGAGAATTATTACAACGTCGAGCATCTATTGATATTAATGATATCTCAACAAGAGAAAAACTTACAAAAAATTTATTCAAAAATTTAAATATATTTCTCTTTGTACTAGTTTCATCTATTTTTATTTATTACGCAGCTACTGATAAAGATGCTCTATCAAAAAAGACTTATGTGTATGGTCTTCTTATTATTTTGCCGCTTGCTTTTGGAATATACTCAAGTACAAAATTGTTTAATGATGGTGACGAAGAGTCGTCTTCACGTTTTCTAATGTTTGGAGGAGCCCTATTTGCAATTGCTATTCTTGGATATTTTTATTCAAATGCATCCGGTTCAACATTACTTATTATGAATTATGTAATTAGCATATTAATGGTTTTGATAATTATTGGTGGGTTAGCAATATTCTATTTTGTATTTAGCAACTACTTAAAAAAACAAACTGGTGCTCTCGGTTACATTATTAATTTTATTTTTTATATTCCTTGTCTATTTTTAGACCTAGTAAAATACTTGAAAGGACAAATGGGAATAACACCTAGTTCAGTTTTTGTTTTATTTATTATAGAAATATTTTTACTTATTCTTTATTTTATTGTTCCAAAGATAAGTGACTATCTTATTCAAGGAAACTCCAACTTACTTTTAAATAAACCTATATTTTTGAATATGGAAGAAGTTGTTGCTGATAGTTCAAAGTTTATAATTAAAAATAATAAGTTACGAAACCCAAGCCTCGATAATAGTGTTGACTATAGAAACAGTAACTACTGTGTTTCATTTTGGTGTTATGTAAATACTGGGTCGGCTTCTGATTCTGCTTATAATCAAGAATCAAACATATTTAATTATGCAGACGGAAAACCTAAAGTTGTTTACATAAGTAATGGAAAAGACCATAAAGACAAATATATTGTTTACTTCACAAATAATGATGAAACTGAAAATGTTGAACAAACGCGTTACGAACTAACACTACCAAGTCAGAGATGGAATTATTTTGCGTTCAATTATTATGATAACCATGCTGACTTATTTGTAAATGGTAAACTAGAGAGAACCTTTGAATTTACTAGTAATAACGTACCAAGAAATGGAAGTGAAAGTGATACAATAGTTGTCGGAAGTCATACTGGATTGAATGGTGCAATTTGTAATGTCAATTATTATACTGATATATTACCATCGTCTCAGATTTCGAATAACTATAATTTGTTAATGTTTAAAAATCCACCCATTTTAGGTTAGTAAATATCCCAATATAAAATCTTCATTTAAAATATATAATGAATTTCGTTGTTATCATTTTAGGAATTATAGTTGTATTTTTATTATATTATCTATACACAACTTATTTAAATAAAGGAAGTAATTTAACAACAAAAGTAGACTTGAAAACATCAAATCCTGCCATTCCTTTTAGTACGTTACCTAATAATACTTCAACCCGTTACGCATATGGCGTATGGGTATATGTAAACACATGGAACTCAAATTTTGTAAAAACAATTTTATCTAGGGGTTCTGATTTTAAATTAACTATTGACCAAACAAATCCTACTTTGAGATGTAATGTTGCTGCAGTACAAGGAACAAATCCTGATATTGTTGTAACACAAAACTTTCCTATTCAAAAATGGACATATGTAATTATTAGTGTTGATAATCAAATCGTCGACTGTTATTTAGACGGAAAATTAGTGCTATCATCCAAATTGCCAAATATACCTATTGTTTCCAGTGCAGACATTGCTATGGGAGATTCAAATAATCCGGATATCTTTTTAGCATTGTTAAATAGATGGGCGACTCCCATGGATCCTCAAACTGCATGGAACAACTATTTACAGGGTAATGGAATGTCAAGCTCATCAAATATGAATATCAAATTAGCTGTATTACAAGACAATATTGAACAAAAGGCCTTTTCATTATATTAAACAGTTGAGAAGTAGATTAAGGTCTATCCGCAGTTTTGTAGCCATTTGGCTACAAACCTACGTTAGTGCCATATCCTTTTGATGGATAAATATATTTATACATAAAAAGAGATTAAGAAATATTTTATTCATAGTTATATATTATTATATTATATAACTATGGAAGCACCATTAGCAACAGCACAAAATACAGCACAAACGGCAATTCAATCTATTGGTAAACAAATGTCTGAAGTAAAAATGCCTGAAATAAGCGCACAATCAATTAGTAATGGAGCGACACAGGGGTTAGCTAGTATTACTTCATCGATTGATGCGACAAAAGCGTCTTTAAATAATACGATTGGTGAGTTTTCATCTCAAAATGCAGTCGGTGCTAGTCAAGAGTTTTTGAACTCAAATAGTATTATTGCAAAATTTGCATTTCTTATCTTTGTAGTTATAGCATTTATGTTTCTTGTGAATTTAGGAATCTCACTTATTAGCTATTTTACACAACCGTCAAAAAGTCCATATTTGATATCAGGAATGGTTAGCGGAAATTCAAATATAAATATTCCTCAAAATCCTCAGAATCCTGACTCTATCATGGTATATCGTTCAAATAACCAGAGTAAAGGTTTGGAAGCGACATGGTCGGTTTGGTTATTAATTAATGACTTGAATTCTACAAAACCAGGAACGGCAGATGGTAAACCTAGTTTCAGTCATATTTTTAATAAGGGTAATACAACTTTTACAACAAGTGGTGATTCAACTGACCCAGAAAGGAAAAGAATTGGGGTTGCAAATACCAACAATGGTCCCGGATTGTATATAGCAGATGGTTCTGTAAATACTTTACGCTTATTTATGGATACCGTTAAAGATAACAATAACTATCTTGACTTAACTGGAGTTCCATTAAAAAAATGGTTTCATCTAGCCATTCGAATACAGAATAATATTATGGACGTTTACATGAATGGTATTATTTCTGGACGTCAGATTTTTAGTGACACACCAAAACAAAATTATGATGATGTTCATGTTTGTTATAATGGCGGATTTCAAGGACAGCTTTCAAACTTGGTATATTATGACCATTCTCTAGGAGTTTTTGAAATAAATAATATTATATTAAAGGGTCCAAACTTGACTCAAAGTTCTTCTGTAACATCTAATCTTGGATACTACACTTATTTATCTAATTCATGGTATTCTTCAAAATTACAATAAATAATTCATCGTATTATAATAATAGTATAATAGTATTATAATAGAATCATGTCTCAGAATTTAATATTTGATATTTGTCAACAGCGTAGACGGCAGCAGTTATTTCCAGTTCCTCCAGTAAGAGCTGAATTAGAATCAAGTCCTTATAATCAGTTAATAAATGGCGTTATTTATAATCAACATGACATTGATATGAGAAGAAAAGCAGAAATACTAAAATATAATTCAAATAAAGTAAGCACACAAACAAACAGTTTGACAAAGGGGCAAAAATTTTCTCTTCTAGCAAAAGGGTTTACACAACAACTTACTAAAACTACTATAGTGGATTTATCAAATGGAAGAGCGTGTCCAAATGATGCTCTTATTCCAACACCAACGTCTTCTTCTGATGTTCCTGGACCCATTATTTTATTGATAGACGACGAAACTGTACCTTTATATAAATATGTAAATCCAACGTATACAAGAAACTATTCAACTCTTCCTCAAAATAATACCGATCCCTGGACTATTATTTCTTATGAAAATTCACAATTTTCTAACGCAAATACATTTAAGAATACAGTATCTACTATATATATTCGTTATCTTATTGACCAACCAAACACAATTTTTAGTTTGAATATCCCAATTGGTATTTATGCAGTGGGAGATATAAGTAATAACAATGGGTCAAATATTAATATTTCTATTTCAAACGTTTCACTTAGTGTTTATTATAACGATACAAATGTTACAAACTCTTATAACATACAATCGCCCACATTAGTTACGGTGTTTTCAAGTCTTTCATTTAATGTGAATAACAAATCTGGTACATTTAATGCAATTCAGTTTGTTGGGAATTTGAAAACTGATAATCTGAATCTTTATACAACGGTCGGCTTTATTTATGACATAAAGTTATCCTTTGTTTTGAATATTTCACCATTAGATAATATTTCCTCAACGTATTTCAAAACATTTGACTATGGAGTATATGCGAATCTTTCGTCGGATAAAACGAATTATGCGAGAAACTGTACTATAACAAGTTCTCCTCCAAATACTTATTCCAAATTCTCGATGATTTCAAAAACGAATTCAGTAGGAACTCCGCCAGTTATTCAACAACGCTAATCTATATTGATGGTATTTTTGTTAGAAATAAGATATTTATAATAGTTTATTTTTGAATTACATATATCTACAATATTAGTTGGATATGTAGAAATATTGAACTCATATTCATCACAACGATTAATAACTGTATAATAAATATATTCTACTTTTTTTAATAACTCTAGAGAAAAATCTAATTGTTCTTGAGTTAATAATAATTTTTTTTCTGGGTGATACATGTATACATCAAAATTGAATTCCGGAACTTTCAAACATATTGTATATTTTTTATCTATAAACTGTGTGTAGACATCTTCGTCTGATTCTGATTCAAATGCGTATGTATCCTTTCGTTTTATTTTTATAAATTTATTGAATAATATTTTTATTTCAGATAAAAAACTTTTATAACGAAATCTAGTTTTTTCGTCTATATTTGAATTATCAAATTGAATATAATTTTTAAACCAGTTTATTTCTTCTAGTATGTTTTCTGTAACGTATATATTTCCGTGCGTTTTTATAGAAATGAATTGTTCATAGTCATATTGATATTTTGAAAGTATTTTTTCCGTTTCCTTTATTTTATTTTCTAATTCTGAAATAGATAGATTCGAATCTATGCTATAGGATTCCATAATATCATTTAATAAATGATGTGTTTTTCTATGAAATTTGTCCTTTGTTTCAAATTCTAAAGAAAGGCTTTTCGATAAATAATCGGGTAATTCCATATCTTTATATGTTCCACCTCTAACATGCTGAATTCCGTAATACTGCATATATTTTTTTACATGAAAATCAATATTACATTCATATATCCCTTTTATATAATCGGCATCCTGAATAAAATCAACCACTTCTACCGGTTTATATTTCCTAGCAAATTCATAGAGAGATATGCATTCTGTGAAAATTCTTTCTTTGTCTAAAAAAGAAGAAGTATGTAAGAGAAAATTCATCTCTTCGAGCAATATAACATAAACAAAAAACTGTGACATAAATACAAATACTTTATGTTTGTATTTATATAATTTGTATTGAAATTGTTTTTATTTATACATTTACATTTGGAGTCATTGTTGGATTAAGACACATTTTTTGAGAAGGATATACTTGTCCAGAAATACATTTATCATGCTCATCAATTTCAATACATCCTCGTTTTTCCTTATACTCACCTACTAAGCACCATTGTGACTTTCCGGCAGTTATTGGTTTTTGAACAGGACTTTCCGCCGGGGTTGGCTGTGGGTCAGATAAATGAGAATTTTTGTTATTCAACGCACTATCTAGAGAAGAACGGGCTTTTGTATCAACCTGACCTTCGCTGGCATTTTTTAGCAAGTCGCCAACAGAATGAAGTGTTCCTTCTGCAATATCAATTCCTGTTTTAGCACCATCACCAACAACATCGGCCGTTTTGTTTATAACTGAACCGGTAGTGTATCCAAAGAAAGAAAGAATTTGTCCTACAAGAGGACCAAAAATATTAATAATAGATTGAAAAAAACTTCCAGCAATCGATAAAAGATTTATTCCTAAAAATGACAAAATAAGAAGAGCAACTAATACAATAATTATTGCGTTTTTATTGCTAAATAATTCAGATGAATTCACTGCTGGGGCTTCTGGTTTAAATAAAAATCCTTCTGTACTTGGTTTTTCCATTTAGTATTATAATATATAGTTCTAGAAAAATATAAAATAAAACCTTTAAAGTGTTCGTTTAGTATTTGCCAATAATTTATAATGGAATATTAAATATGGGACTTTTTAACTTTATCGAGACTTTCTTTTTTATAAGTTTAGGAATTACTTTTGTTTTGATATTATTGTTAGTTTACCATTTCAAACAAAGGATGGTTATTTTAGAACAAAAAGGAGATACTATGTTTGAAATTATAAACAATATTGTTAAAGAGTTATCAATATTGAAACAGGCTTTTATTCAGAGACCTGTTTTTTCACAAATGCCTACATTTTCAGTTCCTCCATTTATGAACGGTTCTCGACCAGTAGACAATGAAGTTGAAAAACTACCAGTATTACAGGAACAAGAATATGAGGAGGAAGATGAGGACGAAGACGATTACGATGACGAGGATGAAGATGAGGATGAAGACGATGAAGAGGACGAACCTGAGGATGAAGACGATGAAGAGGACGAACCTGAGGTTGAAGATGATGAAGAGGATGAACATGAGGTTGAAGACGATGAAGAGGACGAAGATGAAAAAGAGGTTGTACTATATGACGTACGCGAAGACGAACACCTAGAAACAACGCCTAACAGTGAAATTAAAATAGAAACTCTAGAAATAGTAGAACCTGAAAATGTAAAAATAATTAATGTAAATCTTGACGACCATAATGAAAATCAATTTGATGAATCAGATTGTAACGAAAATTTTGAAGAACATAGCAATACCGATAATGATAATACAGAAATTGTAGATTTTGATGAAAGTGAACCGGTTGTTGTAAATAAACTTGAAGAATCTATTGAAATTAGTAAAATGGAAGAGTCGGAAACAAACAAAGAAGATATAAATGCTTACAAAAAGATATCATTACAACAACTTAAGACGCTTGTAATTTCAAAAGGTTTGGCAACTGATGTAGGAAAACTTAAAAAAAATGAATTGATTAGATTATTGGAAAGCGGTTACAAATAAACATGTAAATACAGAAAAAATTATATATAAACAATATATAATGTTTTCTTTTTTATCAAGAAGTGAAAATTTGAATTGTGCTTATCCAGTTGTAAAAGAGACGCTTCCAAAATCATCTTTAGGATATAATACTAACACAAAGTATCCGAATTTCCCTCCTCTTATGAGCGATGGACGCGCTTTAGTCGCATCCTATCAACCAGAAGCGGTTATCAATAAGCAATTAATTGAAGATAGTGGTATAAAAACAAACTGGGAATATAGAAAGTATTTGATTTCCAATGCTAAAGAAATTATGAATGTAAATTTTTCTGAAGCTTGTAATGACTGTGGATATTACAAACGTATGTCTGAAGCACCAAAAGTTCCTGAAAACACATTCTCTTCAAATCCTTATTTGTATACTTCTTATATGGATAATCAAAAAGTATTAGGTGTTCAAGTTTCCGATTTGAAACAATTGTATTTAACACGAGAACAATTAAATTCTCGAAAAATATCAGCGGTTATAACACAAGATGAATTGTTAGCAATGAAAACAAAGTAATTGTATAGAAAATAATATATTGTCTATATTTCAAAAAATATAAAAATAAAAAATTCTTATATTTTACAAAAGAATGAAACTTGTAAGTTTTGATATTGGAATAAAAAATATGGCATATTGTATTTTTGACATTTCATTCGGTTCTCCAATATCAATAAAAGAATGGAATGTTGTCAATTTAATGGATAAGAGCGAAATACCTATTTTATTATGTAATTGTCAATTACAGACAAAAAACAAAAAAAAATCTAAGGTTATCGAGAACGTTGTTATAGAATTATGTGGCAAGAAAGCAAAATTTAAGAAAGGAAATACATTTTTTTGTGAAAAACATGCAAAAAAACAGACGGAATATTTGATTCCAAATAAAGAATGTTCTGTATCTTCGATTAAGAAATTAAAAGTCGGAGAACTAATGGATATATGTAAAAAATATACAATAAATACTGGTAATGCATTTTTGAAAAAAGATATTTTAGATATTACAAATGCTTTTTTTGAAAATAAAATTCTTGAACTAATAAAATTAGAGAAAGAAAAAACTGCATCAGAAACCGATTTGATTACAATAGGAAAAAACTTGAAAATAGAGTTAGATAAAGTAAACGACCTTTTGGATGTTACACATGTAATTATTGAGAATCAGATATCACCAATAGCAAACAGAATGAAGACAATACAGGGAATGTTAGCGCAATATTTCATTATGAAAGGTTCTCAAAATATTCATATTGAGTTTGTATCATCATTAAATAAATTAAAAGGGTATGATGTAGATAGTCTACAAAATGTAGAGAATGAGAATAAATACAAACAGCATAAAAAAGATAGTATTATTATTTGTAATCGTTTTTTAGAGAATAATGAGAACCTTCAAGATTGGATTCAATCAATGACGACTTCAAAGAAAGATGATTTAGCCGATTCTTTTTTACAAGGAATTTGGTACCTAAAAAGCAAAAAAGTAATTACAAATGCGGAGGACTTAAAAATAACTAATCTATAAAATAATATAATTATGGAAATAGTTGACTTAGGATTAAAT